CAGACGAAGTTTTCAAAACCGCAAATGAAACCGTAAAATCCGGTGTAAAACTCCGCGATGCTTATCCTTTCCTAAAGGACCAAAGTTGCCCGGACGAATTCAAAATATTAGTAGCTGATAAATTAACTGCTTACGAGCAATATGTACAGGCACACAATGCTTTGTTAGTGTTTACCGAAGACCAATATGTACAGGCACACAATGATTTGTTAGTGTTTACCAAAGACCAATCCGAACCTGTACCAATGAGCGATGAACAAATATTTGAATTGGCTAAGCAAGCCGTTGAAAACTTTGAACTCGATGAGCTGATAAAAGCTGAAATGGATCATTATCTCGCTACCGGTCAAATATTAGGCAAGCATCCCATTTTTGCAAATCAAAACTTGAAAAAAACTATTGATGCGCTCACCATCGCCGAAGCTACCAAGCGACTAAATAATCTTAACACCTATTTATCTAAAGATGGTAAAGCTCTAAAATCTGAAACTAATCCGGAAAAACAGCAAAAGATAAAAGAGCGCATCGCTCGTAACGAACAAGAACTAACATTAGTAAAAGAAAAATTAGGTATTAGTGGGTAGTATAGCAGATATAGCTCGCGAGCGTTTTTTTGATTTACATAAATTAAAAGAAACGCACACCGAAATCACCGAAAAACCATTCATTGCTAAATATCTGTTAGAACACTACGCCAAGATTAAAAACCTTTCTAAAGATTTGCCACGTGTTCCGGCTAACAATGAATATTTTTTCTTACAAAGTGATACGCAGTTTAATGCGTTCACTTTTATTCCTTTTGTGGCACAAATCGAGAGTATAGAGTACCTGCACGCTACCACTTACACTATTAATAAGCAAGTGGTAGATGCACTGGTACAAATGCACGACAAAGGTCAAATAGAGCAAATAGAACTATTAGTAAGCGATTCATTAAAGACACGTAACCCAAGCGTTATTGAATACATCAACGCACAGTTAGCAACTCGTCCTAATTTCAAAGTTAATTACTCGTGGGTACACGCAAAAGTTACCTTACTTAAGACCAATACTGCCTATTATGTTATTGAAGGTTCTGGTAATTGGGCAGCTAATGCTCAATACGAGCAATACCTGTTTACGCACTCAAAAGGTTTGTATGATTTCCGAATGAAATTATTTACCGAAATCAATCTCAAATGAGCGAAGATTTAATACCATACACAGAACCACAGCATTTTCATTTGGCAGTAGAAGATTATACTACCATAGAAGAACTCGCCGGATTAAATTATGCTCCTTCAGATATTGCGCTTTATCTCAATGTAAACAAAACCTATTTTGTGCAAGAATTTTACAACGTAAATTCATTAGTACGTTATCATTACGACCGTGGAAAGCTGTTAGCTAAAGCTGCTATCGATTTACAACTGGCTACTAATGCTAAAAATGGAAATATCACCGCTATTCAAATCTACGATAAGCACGCCAACGATAATAATTTAGAAATTCATAAACAACGTATTCTCTATGGCGCTTAAGTTAGAACACATCTCATTACAAGATATATTTGATTATATCGAAAACGGAAAACCGGAAACAGCTCCTACCGAAATAGTTCGCTATTTAGATTTATTAGAAAAATCAAGAGCAATGCACTTGCGTATTGATAAGTTTGGAAGTAAAGAAATGGTAGTAAAGCACTTGGTTAAGGTAGAAGGTTTATCGCCTTTTCTCGCGTCTCAAATCTATAACGATGCTTTAGAATATTTCTATGCTGATACACAAGTTAGTAAGTCTGCTTGGCGAAATATAATAGCTGAAAAATTAGCCAAAGTAGCCAATATGGCTATGATAACCGCTAAAACTGTACAAGACTGGAAGTATGTAGCTAATATATTAATGGAAGAGTTCAAAGCGCGCCAGCTCGACCAACCCGATGTAGAAGATTTACCAAGTGCTCTTTTCGAAAAACCTTTTAAACTTTATACCCAAAGTGCTGAAGCACTCGGTTTACCTGCCATTAATCGTATGGAATTAGCTCGTTTCATTGATGAGCTTCCAGAACTTACCGAAAAAGAAAAAGAAGTGCTCAAGCGCGAAGCCAGTATTTTACCCAATAAATTATTTCCAGATGAGCAAGAGGATGCGCGTAAGTAGTCATAACATTGATGTCGAAGAGCGTTATGCGTCGTGGCTCAAGATGTCGGTAGATTTAATAAGTCCTAAAAACTTATATCTCGTGCTTGGTCGTGGTACCGGTAAAACATCAGACTTTATTGCAGAGCGCAGTATGGACATCATTCACGATATGCCACGATCGTATCAAGTATTTGTCGCAGATACCTATGTTAATGCTCACAAAAACGTAGTCCCAACACTTATGGAAGGTTGGGTGCGCAAAGGTTGGCGTTATGGTATTCATTTTGTAGCCGACGAACCACCACCGAGCCGTTTTGCACTTCCGTATAAACCCCCATTAAGTTACAAAAACACCATTTCAATTTTTAATGGTGTGTTTTTTAACTTGGTTTCTATGGACCAACCTACCGGTGCAGCAGGTAGTTCATACCAACATCTCTATGGCGACGAAGCAAAATATCTCGAAATAGAAAAATTAGAGAAGTTAATCCCTGCTTTGCGTGGTTATGTAGAGTTTGCGCACTCTATTTATTATCGTGGGCAAACCTTTACTACTGATATGCCACAAGTCAGCGACGGTGAGTACGATTGGATTATGTCTAAAATAGACCTTATGGACAAAAAACAAATTGAATTAGCACTTCAAACGGGGTTAGTCCTTAACGAAATCAAAAAAGAACTCTACAACGCACTTCGAGACCATAATAAAGCTAAAGTTGAAGCACTTAAAAAACAATTAGAACGCTGGACTATTCGTTGGTCAAGAACTCGTAAAAATTCTACATTTTTCTATGTTGCATCGTCTTTTGTTAACGCTGATGTACTTACAGAAGGTTATTTCAAAGATGCTTTAGATGCACTCGGAATTGAAGAATACAAAGCATCGGTATTGAGTTTTAAGGAGCAAATTAAAGCTGGGGAACGTTTTTATATCAATTTAGGACAACATCATTTCTACGAATTTGGCGTAAATAATAGTTTTTACGAAAATATTCCACTAATTGATAAAATTGAAGAAACAAGTTTAGCACTTAATTATATTGATCACAACAAACCATTAGATGCAGGAGTAGATTTTGGCAATATGTGCAGTATGGTAACAGGACAGGAACGTGGGGAATATAATTATATTCTTAAAAACTTCTATACATTAGCTCCGGAAAGCAGTAGAGAGTTAGCTAATAAGTTTATCAGCTTTTTTAAGCATCACAAAGACAAACGTTTAAATCTCTACCACGACAGATCCGGTAATCAATATCAACAGATCAATAAAGATTTTGCAGGAGAGTTAAAAACATTTATTGAGAAAGATAACAATGGTAACAGCACAGGTTGGAATGTTACGCTTATGAATCGTAACCAAGCTACCATTTTACAAAGCGAAGAATACAAACTTACTCAACAGATTTTCGGGGAGTACAATCCTAAACTTCCAAAAATAAAAATTGATAAATATCAGTGTAGGGAATTAAAAAGTTCATTAGAACTTACCAAAATAAAAATCATTTCAGACCGCAAAGGATCTAAAACCATACATAAAGACAAAGCAAGTGAGAAACTACCTTTAGCAAAGCTTCCCCTATTCTCTACCAATATGAGTGATGCTTTTAAGTATTACATTTTCAGACCTAAATATGTATCGTTAATGCGTAATAACACAGTAAGTTTAAGTGCTCCAAGCGTTCTATAATTAAGAAAACGACAGAGTTTTCAAGTAAAAAAAAAACAAAAAACAATGTACTTCGCCCTGTGGGCGAAAAATTTTTACAAAAAAAATCAGACCTTAATAGGTCTGATTTGTGCGTTTGAAAATAAAAACGCTAAAGGAAAAAAAGAATAATTAGGTTCTGTGTCTTTATTTTCGTTGGGTTCAGTATTTTCTTTATTTTTTCTTTTCTTACCCCAAATTAAAAATGCTTTTTGTCCTTTTTTTACTTGAAAGCCGTTTTCTAACCAATACTTATAAGTATGAAACACTCTATTAACTTCATCTTTATAGATATGTTCTACGATAACATCGTTTAGGGTTTCGTATTCCTGTGGTAAACTTTCTCTTATTTCTCTTGCTTTATTACTAATCTCAATTAGTTTTTCTCTATTTGTGTTCATTTTGTATAATAATTTGATTTTGGTTTATAGTAATTTTAATTTTATGTCCGCTTTCAAAACCTGCATTTTTCAACCAATTACCCGTTAAAT